TTGCCGCTCGCCTGCTTGATACCACAATAGCCAGTGAGGAATTCGGGAGCCATACCGAGATGCACGGCGTTAGGGAAATAATTACTGCTATCTGTCCATTCGCCGGTAATCCCTACGTCAGTGCCAGTGCCAGACATACCCCCCGTCCAAATAGGCCCGCCGACCATATACACACCCGGTGATAGATAGTAAATACCATACGCCTGAACAGGAGATTCTGTAGTTTGAAATGTATCAATCCATAGCGGCCACGGATTGTTTGCAGCCGGCGGTGTGCTCCCGATAGCCTCAGCATATTGATCCTCCCACAATGCGATGGGGCTACCATAGCTGGACTCGTTTTTTTGCTCAGTTAATAGCCACTCAATCAGCGTATACCAGCGCTCAGCTACGCTTGGAGTTTTTACCAGTGCCCCCGCAATGAACCCCGTGCCGTCTGTATTCCATCGCCAGCACGCCGGGACATGCGGCCACGTTGACAGCTGGCCGATATTATGATCCGCGAGGATATAGGGGCCGTCGTCAACCGCGCCGTCCTTGAGCAGTACATACCACACCACCGCGCCGTTAAATACCGTAGAGCCGCCCTCGTCAGATAATGTCAACGCGACAGTACCATCCAGCGCCGGGGACGGGAACATAGAACCAATGCCATAATTCACATCGCGCCGAATTTGTAAATTTGCACCATAGCCACCCGTGACCGTCGCTGTAATATCCGTCCATGTATATGGTGACGTGAACGGATCGGCCAAATAGTACAGATTCATAGATGTACCATTTTGCCCACACAGCAGATATAGCGAATAGGTATTCGCGCCCCCATTCGCGAAGATCAACTGATACGGGTAATCCGAGTCGCCCGTGAAGCCCCCACTCCCCGCCGCCGTGATGAGATTGCCGGTCACATCTACCCAGTTAGGGGCCGCGTCCATGAAGTTCTGAGTAACGACCACAAAGGGGGAATTGTCGGTATTTTGGAAAACCTGCGCCATAATATCGCCCTCCGAGAAGTTACTCTCGACGGGCGGCAATGGCGAGACCGGAGGTGTGACCTCCGGTATGCCCGGATCGACTGGCTCGACCGGGTCAGGAATGGGAACGGCTGCTGTGGATACTTCGCGTGTTGAGTATGTACGCCCCGTCATTCCCGTGTCCCAGGCTAGCGCACTATCGAAGCGCCAGTCCATCGACTCAATAGCAATTTTCACAGAATCGGGCAGGCTCGCGACATAGAGCGCAGCAGGATCCACATCCTCCGCAATCCGCACGCCCCACGTTTCCGAATAGCGGTCAATAGATACCTCACGCGCCGCCCACAGAGCCAACTCTGTTTCATCTAGTGGCGCGCGTTGATTGAATTCTGCCGAACGTCCCCGATAAAACGGATGCGTCGGCGCGCGGTAAATGGCAGCAGAGAATCCCGCTGTCGCATCATAATAAAATCCCGCCATGCGCACGTCACGGATGCGGGGAGCCGGCGGCTCACGTTGCGTTTGGTCATACAGGTCACTGGCGTTGCTGAAATCAGCCGCGTTCAATGCGGACCAGTCGCTACCATCCAGATATAGCGGATTTGGGGCTAGCACCAGGCCGCCGTCACGGCGACCGTACCAGGCGTGATATGCCTGGCCGGAGACCTGCTCTAACTGCGAGCCAATCTCGCCGTTGGGAAATTCCTGTCCGGGGATGCGGCGCGTTGACGGCGTTCCGACATTGACATTGACCACCTGAGGAATGGTAGAGTGCCAATACAACATAAACCACAAGGCGCGCTCTAATGTGAGATTATTTACCTCCGCCCAGTTGTTCGGTGACGAGTCGTCCACTAGCACGAACGGGAATGATGACATACGCTGCGCTGCGGAGAGCGCGTCCTCAATCACAAAATCGGCCTCGCCCGCCTCAAAATCATCGACCTCGGTACCTGGCTGCGCGAAACCGAACAAATACGTATCCGCAGTATCCAGATCGACAATGGCAGCGGGCGTGCCGAGCATCGTCGAGGCAACCCCAACAGCAGTCGGTAAATCATCCGAGCGGATTGCTGCGGATTGACCGCGATTCAGACTCCAACGAATAGAGCAATCATCCAGCGTGTATAGATAATCATCCCCGACCCACATCGCGCGGTACGTAGACGCTGACACGCCGTTGCTATCCGTCACAGTCAATTTCAAATAATAGAATCCCGCCACCGACCATAGCACAGTCACAGTATCACCACTACCGGTGATCGTACCACCATCAGCATCCCAACTATAACTAGAGATACTACCGCCATTGGTGGCGACAGAGTCAGAGGCAACTAACTGAATACTCTCGCCAACTGCCAGCCAGTTAATCGGCGTAGCTGACTCCCAGCCACCAACCCCATCGCTACGCCGTGTAATGAAGAACGGGATAGGAGGCAGGGATGCGTTGGCCGACGACCACGCAATATCGCGGTCCTTATAAATGATCGCGGTATCGGTGTCAATATACTGATAGCGTGGGAAAATATTGCGTGATTTATAAATCGCGCACCCCGCGCCAACAGTGAAGGTCTCGCCGTTCTCTGCCAGTGTCACCACACTGCCAGAGATACTACGAATCCGTGTAATCGTGTCGCCAACCACGAAAATATAGCCTGCATATCCTGCGGATAGCGAACCGGTGACTGTAGACACAGTCACCGCGAACGTACTAGCACTGTAGCTCGACACAGTGCCAGTCCAGATAGCGGTCGTTGGTGGAATTAAAACACCAATGCGCGCGCGGTCGAGTGTGGCCACTACGCGATCTCCTCCACCAGTATCAGTGGTAAGCGCACATCCAGATAATTGCCGCCACTGGCGCGCCGTTCCAGATTTTGAGATGATGGCCAGTTGAGAATAGTCTCGTACACATACCAATTATCATCATTGTCGCGCGTCTCACAGTAGCAGCTCCCCGCGATTGTATCCGCGCCGAGGATAAAATCACGCGCTGCGGTCCACTCCGCCACAGTCAGCAAATCAATAAGCCACGTTGAGCGGGCATAGCCACGCACGCGCTCTGTGCCTGCCAGCGTCAGTCGCCGTTGGCCAGCATACGGGATGGACTTCACATGCGCACTGAATAAATCGGTGGCTTTGCGCAGGATATAAAAACTCCGTCCACTCTCGCTAGCGGAAAACGTAGATGTGACTGTGAGCGTGTCCGCATCCGTGATAGTATCAATCGTGCGTTCCACGTGTGTGCCTGCCGCCAGTATTACGATAATGGCATCCCCGGCCTGGTAGTCAGTGAAATCCGTACCAGATCCCGCAACGTTCACAGTTCCATTGACCGTTACGGTTCCGATTCCCACTGGTCCAATTCGGAATTCAGCCATTCAACGCCTCCGCCACCTGACGCAGGATAGCCTGGTTATTTTGCGCAAGCGCGGATTCAATCCAACCACGGTCAGCCTGCGTCACATTATTAAATTGTGGCGCGGACGTGATCGCAATGGAAGGTCCACCACCGGACTGCAACACACTCTGCTGTGTGAGTGGGCCACCGACCACGCTCTCTAGCGCGCTGGTGGTCTGGGCATTGAGCACGTACTCGCGTCCAGCCTCGCCGAGTGTATACATGCCGTAGTCAGCATAGCCACCGGCTGCACGACCAGGCGGACGTACAGCGAGATTACTCGTCGCGCTACGCATCTGATTCAGCCATGCCGTGAAGTCGGCCTCCATCTGCGCATAGCGGTTTTGTGCTATAGCAGTCATTCCTAAGAGCGCGCTATCCATCGCGTTAAGCTGCGCCTGGAAGGAATCTTTTAGGAGCTGCTGTTCCTCGCCATATTGGTCAGCTAGTTCAGCAAGAGTTTCCTGCTGTGCCGCATCCAGTTGCACCATCTCGTCCTGGTGCTGCGTGTCCAGTTCGACGATTTTCTCCTGGTGCTGTTCGGCCTCACGCGCCTGGCGCTCTGCAAATTCGGCCTCGCGCTCGGCACGCTCCTGTTCATATTGTGCCTGCTGTTCCTGCAAGCGGCGCTCAAATTCCGCCTCACGCTGTGCCCGCTGCTGCGCGTAGGCGGCCTCCTGATCTGCAATCTGGCGGCCATAGTCCTCGTTGCGCCTAGCCGCCTGCACGGAATAATCCTCCTCGGAGCGACTACGGTCACGCGCGTATTCACGCTGTGCATTGCGCAGCGCAATCGCATCGCGACTAATCGCCGCGTCCTCAACGCGCATCTCGTAGTCCTCGCGCATACGAGCCATAGCGCGCTGGTGATCTTCCTCAGCGCGTTGCACCTCAATGCCATAATCGCGGGCCTGCAGTGCGCGCTGCGCGTAATAGTCCGCGTCAGCCTGCGCCTGCTGGCGAGCAAAATCTACCTGCTGATCTAATAGACTGGCATTGTGGCGGTCCGCAGTGCGTTGCGCATCACGCTCAAAATCGCGCAGCGCGCGCGCGGATTGCTCAGCATAATCAGCAATAATGTCCGCACGCTGCGCAGCATAGCGCGCCTCAGCGTCCGCACGTTGTTCACCAAACTGTTCAATCACCGTCTCGCGTTGCTGCTGATAGCGCCTGAATATTTCCAGTTGATTATCCTGGAAATCCTGGTAGGCCTGCACCGCGTTGCGCCACGTGGCGGGGCCGATAGCGTCCTCGAATGACTCTAACTCGTTAGCCGCACGCTCAGCCTCGTCCGCAGTTTTGGTCAACCGGTCGCCGAGGCCAGAGGTAAATTTAAAAAATTCTTCACCTTTGCCAATCAGACTACCCAGTCCATAGCTCACAATCGAGGAGAACTCGGTCCAGTTCTGCCCCAGGCTGCGGCCTGTAGCCGCCTGCCCGGCTTTATCAATTCCATAGGCAGCAGCGGCCCCTACGCCCAGGATTGCCGCAGGAGCAGCTAATCCCGCGAGACTCAGTCCACCACCAGCAGCAGAGGCCGCCCCGCCAGCAATGCCACCGCCAGCGGCTTTGGCCTGCAACGCTGCGGCCGCTAGCTGTTTGTTGGCTGCGTCGCGTTGCAATTTTGCGGCCGCAGCCTCTGCAATGAGCTGCTTGGTATCCGCGACCAGGCGAATGCCGCGTGATACTGCTACGCCCACGGCCCCCAGACCGGCGACAATGGTGCCGACCTTCAGGGCAGCGCGGATTACATCGGGGTTATCCTCTGCAAACTGGGCCGCTCGCTCGGCGACATCAGCCGCCTGCTCTAGCAGCGGAAGCACCGCCTGCGCCGCCACACGTCCCACGCGCTGCTGCGCGTCACTGATTTCCTCAGTAGCCACCATCCAGCGACGGGAGAGAGCCTCCGCTCTCCCCGCGCTCTGCACATAGCTATTGATGCTGAGCAACAGAGGGCCAGTGATTGCCGCGCCCGCGGCGACGAAGCCCTCGGCAATTTCGCCACCAATGTCCGCAGCATCCCGAATGAGTTGCATCCGCTGGGATACTTGTTGCGCCGTCTTTTCGTAGCGGTCCGCGATTTCCTGCGCTTGTCGCGCAAGCTCTTTAGCAGCTTCCGCACCGGCGCGCTCAACCTGGTCGCCCACGCGCTCGGCAGCTTTCGCCACCTGCTGCGCGCTTTGGCGATCTGTCTTAAATTGCAGCGTGACCTGTAGTTTTTTCTCGTCGTTGGCCATTGTTTAACAGTCGTTTTTTATAGTTGTTAGCAAGCGCATGAGGCGCGTTTTCACGTCTCATGCGCTTGCATTACGTCTATTAAGACCGATTAACAGACGTTATCATATCTCTACCGTGGGCGGGGGCGGATGCTCACGCCACTCGCGTAGCCAGTACGCTAAGCGATTTGACAGTCTATTATGTGCTATCATCGTTGCCCGTGCCCACACAGGTTTGCTGTACCATTCATCCGTCGACAGTCCGCGACTCGCTGCCACGTTTTCCTGCTCCCATGTCAGCGTAGAGCGTATCGCTGGCATCTCCTCGTCCGCTGGAATCGGCGGTAGCTGCTGCCACGTCCCCGCTGAGTGAAACTCCAGCCGGAAACGTTTCGGCGGCGGCCTGTATATCCTCCTCCGTCACGTCGCCGAACATGGCACGTTGTATCTGCGTATTATCAGATTCAGTGGCTAATAGCACATACTCGATATAGTCCAGTTTTCGCCCAGATTTACCATCGCGGGGCTGCACACCAGCATAAGAAAACGCCTCCGGCAATTGCCAGCCTTCCGGCACGGATAGTTCATCGAATGCATACAGCAAAGGAAAATCGTTGGCCATAGCGCGCTGCATCTCCGGGTCATCAGCATACGCACGAAACACAACCCGAATCGCGGCAGGAGGCACGGCACGCACGCGATGCGTTTCATCGTTTGAGAATGTAATCTCAGTAGTAGCACTATGACTCATGCAGCCACCTCGTAAATGACAATGACGTATGTGCCACTGGCTGGCGCAGCTGTGAATGTGACACTGCCAACCGCCAGCGTTGTTCCGACATCCTCAGTTACATCCGTTGCCGTGGTACCGTCGTAGGTCCAGACGGTCATTTTGTCGGTATTGACGGCACTGGTCGCCAGCGTAAACTCAGTAGCTGTACCATTTCCAGCGAAGCCGCTCATATTGACAGGATATTCACCACTCCCATCCACTACCTGCATCCGGTCGATACCATCCGTCGCAAGCACTAGGGCCTCGCCCCACGGGAACTTGTCAACGACATCAGCGGTCAACTGATACATACGCTCCTCAGATGAGCCTTCCTCTGCATTACCCCCCATAGGCACCAAAGTGCCGCTAGGTACTAGATAGTATTCATAATGCGGACGGCCAACGTCACCGGAGGCATAAGATTTAGCCTCGCGCCATCCCAAAACGCATACCGTGGGGAAATCCTCTTGATGTGTTGGACGTGGCAGCCACTTGCGTTCCTCCTGAGACTTGACCGTTGTGCCACCGGCAAGCGCTTCTGCAGTCAGGTCAAATCCACCCGAGCGAATCTCGCCAGTTACCCCCTCCGAAGGGGGCAAAATGAACTGCGCGAGAACAATGTCCTCGCCAGTATTCACAATGCGCCGCTGCTCTGGAATATTGAGCGTCAGCGCCTTAGCGCCGTTGATACGCACGCCTTTGTATTCATTGGTATCACTCGCATCAGGGATGCCTAGGCTGTTAAGCGCTAGAATCTGACAACCCCTAAAACTTATAGCCGTAATCTGCGAACTTGCTGCGGTCATTCATTCACCTCCTCAGCAAAATAGTCTCTAATTTTCTGTAATCTAGCTCTCCCGATACCGGCAATCGCTAGTAGTTCTGTGTTCGTTGCCTCACGCAGCGCGTCGAGATCGTCAAATCCTTGCGCGCGTAGCGCCTCAGCAATCTCTACATCAATGCCTGGAATGTCTAGGCGCGGGTCTGGCTGTTGTTCCGCAGAGATGTCTACGACTGGCCCTGCGGGATTACAAGCACAAAACCCCGCTAATCTCCCGTTTGGACGCGCACTCCAGGCGGTAATCTGATTTCCACAAATAGGACAATTCATGCGCGTACCTCCATTGTGAATTCTATGCCGATATATGGCTGCCCCTGGTAAAGCAGTATCTGCACGCCACCGTCGCCTGTTAGCGTGGCGACCATACAGGTGCGATTAAGACGCGGCTTGTCCGCGAACGCTGCCTTGACACGCGCGAAGAACGGCTCACACGCTGCCTCAGCTTCGCCGTCTATGCCGCTCCCTGCGGGTTTGACATACAGACGTAACAGGAGCGTGCGCGTGTCCAGATCGGCGTCACTCGCTGGACCTATGCCAGCATATTGCCCCTGTGCCGTGAAGTTCAGGAACATGGGCAAATCGGCGGCATTGATAGTGCGTGGCGCATACGCCTCAGCGCGTTGCACACCGTCGATAGTCTCCTCAATCGCAGCCAATTGCGTTTTGATAGCCGCAATGTCGGTCACCAGGGCACCACCCGCATGTATGGCTGTAGCATCATTTTGATACGCTGCGGCATGGCCTTGGTGTAGATCAGCGTGCCTATATCAGTCACACCGATAGTATCATCCAGGCTCGTCTGTGCCTCGCGATAGTATCTACCCGCGAGCACGGTCGCAACTTCGACGAAATCGGCGGGGAGACTAGCCACATCCGCAGCTAGCCCCCCCACGTAGCTGATCTTCGCCCACGGGCGACCGCGCAGCGTGATGCTCTCATATGCTAGCACCGCATTGCCGTCTGCGATTACGCGCGTTATGACTGCGTCTGTGTAATCCGCAATCGGCGTCCAGCGATAGCTCAGTGCGGACACGCTAGCAATCTGCGACTTGTGCGGCCACAGATGCAGCGTGCCTTCCTCATCCACGACGCCGCGCAGAATCTCGTCTGTGACGGTCTCTAGCGCAAAATAGTCGTCCGAGCCGCTGTTTTGCGTGCCTGCGCAATAGCGGTCTATGGCACGGCTCGCAGCGGTCACAAAACGCGCTATGAGCGTGTCATCGCCCGTGCTCTCTATATGGAGCGCAGATTTTACCAGCTCACTTGTTGTATAGTCCATCCAACCAGTTCTTTATCTTGCGCAGTGAAGCTGCGCCGATGCCGTTGACTGCACGTAATTCCTCGTCGCTGGCTTCCTCGAGTTCATTAGCTGACATATAACCCGCATCCCGCAGGAGTTGCACCAGGTGCTCATCCTGCGCTTCTAATCCCTCTAGTCCAATGATTTCCGCATCATCCTGAAGAGGAACTAGTGTGCCATTTGCAACGAGTGGATTTTGCCAAGGTGCGGACGGCATCTCAACGACGCCGTCCACAGCCTGGTAAACCTCATCACCGTGGCCAACAGTAGCCAGATTTGTGCGATATCTAGTCATTGCGTCCGATAATCCGCACGGTGGGCGTGATAGTGCCGGTAGTCGTATACTCCATCGAGAAACGCAGATAGTAGCCGACCATTGGCATACGGAAATAATCGGTCTCGCCGTCAGCATCGAGAACGATCTGATATGTGAACGATTGCGCCGCTTGCGTCACGGTAGTAGCAGCAGCCAGACCATACGTAGCAGTCACCCAATGGACATTATCCACACTCAACTGGGGCGTTACAGTGATCGTGCCTGTGCCAGAAACATCGACGGACGCAAACACATCGATATTGCGGAAAAGATGCATATCGCCGCTGCCCGTCTCGCGAGCAGTAGAAGCATAGATAGTATCCGTGCCAGTAATCGGGCTGATATAGTATGTGCGTTGCAAAGCCGCGGCAACAGTGCCACCAGTCACCGGCGCGCCTGGCCCCGTGGAGCTAGCGCGCACGCTGGCAATCATACTGCCAAAAATCAGCGATAGTCCTAGCAATGCTAGTACTACAGCCAAGAAACTACGTTGAAAAAAGTTATTTTCCATAGAAAACCTCCTGTAATTGTCCTTAGAATCGATTCTGGGGCGTCCTATTGCTAGGCGTCCCCGATATTTGTGATGATACCTAGCGCGAAAGGCGCATAGACCATCAAAACTTCCTCTGCATAGACACCAGTTTCCCGCGCGCGGGTAGTCAGCGGCCATGGAATCTGGTAGTAGTCGCGGCGGGCCTGCACACGCGCCGTCTGAGGCACGTTTGCGGACTGGTAGTAGGCGGGTAGATTCTCAGCCCAACAGAAGATCGTTCCCGGCGTGATGTTCGGGTGCAGGCGAATGGGGATAAGTTGTCCCCCATTCATAGAGAAGGGGTTGAAATAGTAACCAATGACCTGTCCCGCTACAATTTCAGGACTCATATTATTGATGTCCATATTGAAGCGAATCATCGGTGTGCCGGACCCGGTGAGCACCTTATCGGTGATGTTGCGCAGCTCCTGAGCATTGACGTATATTTCTTCGGGGCTGAGACGATAGTCATCCCAGAAATCCTTGAGCATTGTGTCAATTTCAGAGATAGAGCCGTTGCCACTGGCCGAGAGGCCCGTGCCCGTGCCCTCGGTCCCGGTTGCCAGTGCCTTGTAGTAGGCAGTGGACGAATTGAACGCAGCATACATCAAACCATCGAACGCATACGTGGCGTTCTTACTGCGATCCGCAGTGACTGCCGTCAATGCCTGCCCCGTTCCCGCGAGCGAGGTCAATTCCACGCTGTTGATTGTGGTAATAGCCTCGAGTTTTTCGCTGCCGGATGTACCAACATACCACGCATAAGCCACCGCGCCTTTGATAGCCGTGGTGTAGGCTTTAATGACGTTGGTCGTACCGGTAAGCGCGCCAGTGCTGCTGGTGCTGGACTTGTTGGACGAGCCACCGTTGAGCGTGTAGGTTTTTCCGTCCTGACCGGTGATAGTTTCCTGTTGTTTGACACCACCGGATACGCTGGCCGCCAGGTAGCCCTCAAGCGTAAGCGCAACGACGGCAACGTTGTACGTCCCCGCTCCAATGCTGCCCCCTGTAGCCGCTGAGCTTACCGTCGGTGTGGCTGGCGTGCCTAGTGCTACGGAGCGATTGCCACCTAAAATCGCGTATTCCTCTTTGATCATGACGGATTGTAGCAAACGCATACCGGCGCTGGCCATAACGTCCTCAAATCCCTGCGCAGCACTCTCGGCCTCAAACGACACATCCGTCTCCTCACCGATGGTCACATAGCTGGCACTGCGGTCATTGACCGATAGTGACATACGCGCCGCCCGTTGGCCCTCCGGCACCCAGCCCATTGAGCTGATGCCGCTACCAGTGATCGAGGAAACCTCCTTCCAGTGCGCGCCAGTCCCGGCCCCCGTGCGTTTGGTCACACGCGGGATGCGGTTGCGCAAGGGAGTCAATACCGGATACAAATTCTTGGACGGCGCTTCCAGGTCGTAGGCCACTAGACCATCACTCGTAGTGATTGTCTCGGCCTTCTCCAGGCCGTCACCACCGCCCATCGTCTCTAATAGCGACTGTAGTGTCGCCTTCGTTACGTCCTCGCCACTAGCATTGACCCAGCGGAATCCAGCCGATTTAGCCAATGCCTGATCGAGGAGCTTCTCCAATTTCTCGTACATACTGTACCTCCTGTATTTCCTGATTTAATGTTGCCGGCTGGCGGACATGGCCGCCTCGGCTATGATTAGGCGGCGATTATATTCCGCCCTGAGAACGGGGTTGGGTTCGACATTTGCCAACCGCCGCAACTCACTAATTGATTGGGTGTCACTTTGACCACCCTGCGGGGGCGTTTCCCCTACACCTGGAACCTGACGCATTGCCGGGGGATTCCCCACCGGCTGCGCTTCCAGTGTCTCGATGCGCTTCTCCAACTCCTTGATATATGATTTGGTATATGAGATGTATTCCAGCGTATCAGCTTCCAATTTCTCATAAGCCGTCTGGAGTTCTGCGAACTGTTGCTGTGCTTTCTCGACAAGCGCAAGTTTTTTCATGGTAGCCTCTTCGCGCAGGTCAAGCTCTTCGCTGACCATTGCCATCGTCAGTTCATCAGCCTCACCCTCTTCCATTTCCTCCATATCGGATTCCTCAGATTCGGATTCAGGATTAGCCGACTGTTGCATCGGCACATACTGCACCTTGACAGCCACAGGGTCACCAAATGTAATACCACCATCTCCATCGTTGTAAGAAAAAGCATACATCTGCGCGCCACGCTGGACGATGACTTGATCTTCCATAACCGATTTCACATAGTAGTCATCTGCCATATCTTCATCATCGCCGCCCGCGTATGTAGCGTAAAAAGCATTTTTCACCTGCATCGCGCGCTCTTCCAGGTCGAATTTAGCAAGCGTTTCTTCATCTGGTGCAGCGAATTCACGTCTTTCGGTCATCCCGTTCGCTTTCACGATCTCAAACGTGGCCCCATACATAGCGGGGTTGTCAGCCAGAGATATTTCAGCCGGGATGGCAATGTAGCGTATTTTGCCAAGCTCTTCATCCTGCCATCGTTTTCCGTAGCTACCACCAACTGAGAAGCCAGTGTAAACGCCTTCCAGTACCTTAGCCCACTCTTGGTCATCTACTACCTTGGCGCCGATGTAGAAAACTTTCTCGGCGTCACGTGGCTCGAAGTGCACTAATTTGCCAGCAGCGATTGCCGCGTGCATAGCCCGCAGGTTGCCGAGGCTTTTACCCCCCGTGGCCTTGGCTATAGCCGCGGACCACTCCACGAAGTGGGGTTTTGAGCCAGCATAGTCCATAATTTCGCCCGCTTTGTCCGGAGCTTCCTCAGCGGCAACGCCCCAGACCTCCCGTTTGACCAAATCAACCTTGGTCAGCGGGATAAATCTCTGTAATTCACTCATGTCTACCTCCTAAAAATAGTCTGTTAATTAGCCTTAATGGGCGTTTTGTGCCCCTCTATTACTGAAATCAGCGTTTTTTAGATTCATAACGCACCTAAAAAACGTCTGTTAATCAGCCAAGTCCGCTAGCAACTTATCCGCCGCCGTGCTCACAGCCGCCGCAATATCCTCTTCGGACTGTGCGACGGCATCGTCCAGCGTTAGCCAGCCGCGACGTGCGTGGAACCTAGCCTGCTCACGCCCCTGTACATATTCAGCGTAAGGCGTGCTATTGCCCATCACGCCCTCTATGCCTTCCTCGACTACGTTTACCTGCGTTATCCACTGGCGGCCCAGGAAACGCGACGTTTTGCGTCCCCCCACGGTGCCGTCTTTACGCGCCCAACGGGGGCCATAGCCACGCTCATACCAACGGTTATCACTGCCCCCACCAGATACAAACGGGCGGGGACGGTTGGCTTCTGTTGCTGGGGGATATACGCTCACACGTCCCTCTATGGCCAACAGGGATAGTTGCATTGCCAACCGCAAATATTGCTCTGCTAGCTCTGGCGACTGCTCTAGCGCGTCCAGCAATTCGTCTAGGCGCTCAACTTCCATCACCGTTTCAGCCACGTGCTAGTCTCCTTGCCTCTGCTAGCGATTTGCCCATATACTGGCCAGCACTGAGCACCTTGCCGTTCATCTCACGACAGCCATTAACAACGCCCCACGGCGTGTCGCGTTTTTGCGTGCAGACCAGTTCATCACGATTCGTTTGCCAGACAACAATCCATACATCGTTAGGCAGTCGTACTACACGAGGCCAACAGCGACAGTTCGGATGCAGAGGCGGTCCAAACGTAGACTCAAAGCCTACCCCAGTATCAAACTGCGGCGGCAACAGCACGCCAGCGCTTTCATAGACGACATATTCGCCTTGCGCCATTGCGCGCGTTACCTCAGTCACACCTACAGTCTCAGCACGCCGCACATTATCGTTAAGGATGGGCGCGAGGCGCGCTTCCAAATCCTTGCGTGTGGCCCCAGGGGTAGCAATCCAGTTCTCCACCACCTGCCCCACGCTACCCTGCGTCACAGTGTTAAAGCGGTCAAGTAATGCATCCGTATATTGGCGCGCCCACTTCGCAGCCCCAGCATGTGCTAGCTCAAAGTCGGCAGTGATACCAACGTTGGCCAGTCGCTCTATACCAGTGTTCACACCAGCGATAGCGATCTCCTCTACTGCCGGTAGCAATACCGCCAACAGATGGTTGCGTTCCTCTCCCCAGAAATTAGCTGGTAGACCCATTGTCACGCTCCACCGCCGAAAGCACCCGGCGTTCTAATCCTTGCAGGTATTCAATCATTACCTCGCCCAGGGATACGGCCATATCAGCCTTCTCATTGAGAAAGGGGTCATCATCCCCCAAGCCGTCTTCACTGGCCTTATGCAACGTCCCATCCTCAGTCAAGCCAAAGAAGCCGCCCCCAGTAGGCTGTGGCGGAGCTTCCGGGCGCTGCTCTTCCGGTATGCCCATCCTATCCTGCACATAGGCCACGTCATACACACCAGCGCTAATGTACGTGCTGTCCACCTGCGATTGCTGCATGGCGTCCTCGTTGCGTTGCAACGTAGTCCACTGGTGAGCAAGCTCTTCATAGCCCCAGGCCAGCAATACTGAATCCAGGAAGCCGCTGATATACTGTGCCAAGGGTCCAAGACCCATGCGATATTGCACATCTGCCTGAGCGTCCGCAAAGCCCCGGCCCCCTAGCCCACTACCAGGGACGAGACCAAATTCCGCAGGTGATACACCCGTGGCCCAGCATCCAACGCGCAATAGCCATTCATCCAACTGCGTGTCGCTACCCTCGGAGCGGGTAAATTCGTGCACCGGTATACCGTTTGTGCTAACGGGGAAAAACTTCATCCGTCGCAATTGGTTCACGTCGCCGGCGACAAGAGCGTCCCAATATTCCTGGAAGTTGCCTATTTGATCAATACTCCATTCCGCAGGCAACCCTACCAAAGCCTCTGGCACATTCCCCTCTGTGTAGTGTGCCAACCGCGACTGCGCACGGCGCAGGGCAGTATTGACCATCACAATGATATTTTCGACGGGCGGATGACCATACGGTGACGTGATTTTGACGTTGTAAGGGAGATACCATAGTTCGGACCGTGTCCACGTTCCAGAGGACACACCGTGCAATGTCTGGACATAAGCAGGAATCGGCGGCAATGGTACACGGCCACGTGCATCCAGTAACGGGCGAATCGTTGTGCCGTCAATAATTTCCAGATTGCCCACATCGCCGCCACGGGTGCGGCTTGGGTAGATCGTAGCCGCGTCTGTAACAAGCACCTCTTCCAGCAAGGTGTTCACCCAGGTGTCAAATGGCTGCACGCCGTCAGGTTTGCTGAGTCGCGTGCGTGCCTCAGTCGCTTCCTCGTCGAGGCGGTTGCGTTCCTCGGATGATAGCACCTGCTGGCGAGGAACAATGTCCCAATCCAGTGCGCGAATCTCACGTTTGAGCAATTCAATCGGAAGGCGAATCTCTAATGCCAATTTTGCCACATTACGCAGTTGCGCGAAAGACGGCAAACCAAAACCACTACGCGGTTGCGCAATCAGGTTAATGCCCGGTGTATACTCGAATTGCAACGGCTTTTCTAGTTGGGTCTGCACAATGGGGCGGCCCGCCTGGCCATACGGCGGCGGTGTCATCCAGTAGCCAGGGTCGCGTTGTTCCACTTGCTTCACCTGCTCACTCAAATCCTGCGCGCGCTGCATAATGTCCGCGCCTGCAGGCGCTTTGCGTAACTGTTCAGGCGGATACGATAGCCAACCGGTCATGATTGCTCCTGCATCTGCTGCTTCTGTTTCCGTGCCCAATCGGCCCAGCCAGATTGGTCGGCAAGGCGATTGAACGCTCCTGAAGAAGCGTCTACCTGGTCATCGTGCGTGCCGTTCGGAAAAGCGGCCAACTCACTAATATAGGCCGTGTTCCAGTGCGCGCGCGTGAGGAACACGTTACCGGCCTCACACTGCGCAGCGAATGGCGACGCACGTGTGGATTTGTCGCCCGTGGGATGGTCAGCGTGAGCCGTAAATCCCGCGAGATTGCGGATTGTAGCAGCTACGGAATCTTTGCCACCGCTGCCCCCTTCTTGTTCGAGATAGATTTCAACGGCGCGCCCGTCCATCTCGGCGGTCTGACGAATCGTCTCCTCACGCTGCATATCTGACCATTGCCCGCGCACGATGTCGCAGACATAATAGCGTTGGCCAGAGTCCAGCATTAGCAGACCTACAGTATAGTCCCCACTCCCCTCAGTACCGGCTTTGTCCCAATAACGGATACGTGTGCCGTCTGCGGGGGCTTCAGCGATAATCTTCCCCTGAAACCACGCCCGCTTGAACTTTGTGCCTTCAGGGGCACGGGGGACACCCTGGTATTCAGCCCACCAGACCATACTACCCACGTCAGTTTTCAGACTGTTCAGAGCATTGGCGCTGAACCGTTGCGGGCAAAGCGGTTCGCCAGCCTCACGGCCTAGCGGGTCCGGTAATCCCTCGGGGAAGCCTAGCGACTCATTATTGAGGTCGCGGTCCTTTTGCGTCTCCGCCTCTGCCGGAAGGCGCAACACGGTCCATTCATCGCCTTGCTCTGACAGAAGACGGCCAGCAAGGTCATCCTCATGCCAGCGGGTCATCACTAGGATGATGCTCCCGTGCTCCCAGATGCGCGTGCGGAATGTACCGCGCCACCAGTCCCAGACGTGATTGCGGGTCGTCAGGGACTGCGCTTGCTTCCAATTCTCGAAAGGATCGTCGATAACACCTAGGCGAGCACCGTGGCCTGTTATCGGACCGCCCACGCCCACGGCCAGCAGGCCGCCCTGATGTCCAGCAACGCGCCACAATTGTTTAGAGCGACTGTCTTGGCGTGTACCGATGCCGGGGAATAACTCGCGATACTCGTCACTCTCGACAGTCGCGCGGGCTTCACTGCTATGCCGCTCGGCCAAGCTGGCCCCATAGCTAGAGAGGATGACAGGATCATCCGGCCTATGGCCAAGCCAGAAAGCGGGGAGACGCACAGACACCAACTCGGATTTGCCGTGCTGCGGGGGCGCGAAGATCATCAGCTTCTGGATGTCGCCCTTGACCACCTTCTCCAGGTGGTCAGCGATTAGCCAATGCGCAGGGTCCGCAACATAGCGGGGATAGGTGTATTGCGTGAATTCTACCAGGCTGCGACGGGCGAGTTCGCGCCGCGCCTCAACCTGTAGGTTGGCTATGTTCTGACTCGTTGACGATAGCCCTAAGGAGTTCAGTAGGGAGATCGCTAAGGTCAAAAGACACCTCGTTAATAGGTTCACCATCTTTTCCTGTTACCTCAAACCGGCCCTTGGGGTCATAGTCCCCAGACATTTCCAAAAACAATTTTCGGTCACGGTGCGCTTTTGGATCCACCATCCGCGCCACCTGGCCCAGGGCTTCAAATACGTCTGCGCGATATTTGAGCAGCGGGCCAGCCTGCATCTCGGCGACCGCGTCCTCAATCTCCGGGAATTTCCGCTTCCATTTGCTGATTGTGTGCGACGATCTAAGACCCAGTACCTGCGTAGCCAGCTCTTGCTGTGTAGCTGGTTCGCGGCGACTGGTCGGGAGAGACGCCCAAGCAATATAAACGGCCTTGCGCCAATCCCAGCCGTCCTCGCGAAGTTCAAGATAGTTCTCAGCCCACGCATAATTTGCCAAACGGTCCTTGAGCTTTTGGTATGCCGTTCGGCTTTTCTTTTGGCCCGGCGTCTTTTTGCTTGCCGGGAAGGCTGTACTCTCATCATCGCGCACAATGTAACTTTTGTACCTTTTCTTTATTAGTAATTATTCCGATTTTTACCGCGATTTGTTCCGCGCCATCGTGAGAAGCTCTCTCATGAATACGCGAAGTCAATCTAACAGCACGTCCAGCTTGAGCAGCTCGGCCTCGTCGTCGAGCGCTTTGAGCAATCCGTCGAGATCGCCCTGCGCCCAGGCTGCACGCTGTGCCTCGCGCAACATTGCCCAGATGCGCACCTTGTGCTTCTTCTTGGCCTTTATCTCGGTTGACCATAGCTGCTCCAAGAATTCAATGTCATAGCAAACATCTTCAAGGCTGTAAGGCTGGCCTTGTGGGTCGGAGACACCATTTTTGGGCAATGCCACAGTAATCTCGCGGGGGGATAATCCCCGCAGGTAGAGTGACGCCACCCGCAATCTACGTATATCGACATGTATCTCTGTTCTTTCTGTTTCCGAGGTCATGGAGTTTGGTGAGGTCTATCACGTGTCCAGGTAAGTCGTCTATGTCTATACCGGCGACTAATTGCGGTTTGCACAATAGCCAACATTCAGCCCATGACTGAATCTCGTCTATGTCATCTGTCAGCAATACCGCATAGTCACCGGCCGCAGCCGCAGAAACGTCGGGGTCATATACCCTAACGTTCCGTTCACTCATTAGTAGGTAATCAACTATCGTCGCGTAGGGGCTACCACGCAGGTCATCAGTGCGCAGTTTGAAGCTCAAACCTACTACAACGATGTTCTGCAATTCAGTATTCAAAGCCGCGTGAATGGCGCGCTGGATGCGCATGCCGTTGCTCAGTTGAATCGCGGCCAGCACAGGCGCGTCCACGTTGGCCATACGTAACAATGCAGTCAAATCCTTCGGTAGACAGGGACCGCCATAGGGTTCCCCTGGTCGAAGATAGGCGCCGGAAGCATTCAACTTAGTATCCTGCGCAACGATCTCCATCAACTGGGCCGCATCCACGCCAACTTTAGCGGCCACGTCAGCCACCTCGTTGGCGAAAGCAATTTTGAGAGCGTGAAACGTATTGGAGACGTATTTCACCATTGCGGCGGTGCGACAATCGGTGATTGCCACGGGCGCAGTCACACCGTTGTATAGCGAGACTACGTGCCCACCGGCACGGGTGTCAGATTGGCCAATCAACGTATAAGGCGGATTGCGGAAATCATCAACCGCCGAGCCTTCGCGCAGGAACTCAGGGTTGACCACAAAGCCAAAATCCTGCCCCAACGTTTTGCCAGATACGTGCTGCAACAAATCTTCGAGATTATATATCCAGGCAGGCGGTACCGTGCTGCGAATGACCACGACGTGATAACGCGCGTAATCATGTAGCACCTTGGCCACCCGCTCCAACACACAGGTCAATGTCGAAAGGTCAGCACTCCCGTCATCGTTTGGCGGGGTACCTACACAGATCAACGTCATATCGCTCTCAGCAACAGCCGCTTGTAAATCGGTAGAGAGGCGCAGCCGCTTGGCCTTCAATGCTAAATCAAGCACGCCTTGGAGTTTCGGCTCATTAAAAGGGGCGCGCCCGTTAGCCAGCAATGACAGCAAGTCGCGGTCCACATCCACACCGTGGACCGTGTGCCCCTGCGCAGCCAGCACAGCCGCCGTCACCGCGCCAATATGGCCTAATCCGATAACGGCGACCTTCATTTCTGCACCTGAATCAATGTATTAACAGTCGTTTTTTTACTCATTTAAGACTCGTTTTTGTCCGTTAAATGCGTCTTTTTTTAATAAAGATGTCCGTTAATGCTGTTTAATAGTCGTTTTTGTATCACGGCAAACCGGCACCACTACGGGACAATCCCCACAGAACGAACACGGCCAACGCAGTTAGTAGCACACCACCAATGCCCATCGCAAACCACCGGAGGCCCTTCAGCCATGGCAACCACGATCCCCAGGTTTCTCGCAGCCAACGCTCTAATTCGTCGCGCAACAACTCAACGCCCGCGATAGCGTTGTCAGCTTTATCGCTTGCCTTGTTGATCAAGGATTTATGCGTGGAGAGCATCGTATAAATATCTTCAATTTTGCGAGAGACATCGCGCAAGGCGGCCTCAACGCGATCCTGACCATCAACAATCTTAGTGAGCGTACCGGCGTTCATTCGGGTTTCTGCACATCTACCAATGTGTTCCTCTCGTAGTTGCTCATGACTGCTCTCAATAGTCTCAATTCGTTTCTCATGCGACCGCATGCCGTTGCCAATCTCTGCGAAAATACGTGCAACGTCAGCACGCATCAAATCGATACCGCGCTCCATCTCGTGTGAGAGCCACAATATCTGCTGCTCCTGCGGAAGCTTGGTCGGGTCTAGTTTCCCCGTCCCTGGTTGCGTGCTAAAACGCGGGTCGTCAGCCATTATTTGGTTTTCACCGCCATACGAAACCAACCCTGGCTACCGAGCCAGGTCATCACGGCACCGGCGACAATCAACCAATATGGGGCCAGTATTTCAAAGACTTCTACTGGTACGTATGTGACCAACAGACGCGCGGCCACAGATACTGTGGCCGAAATTACAATGGGGATAGCGCGCTTGAGTTCTGAGGATTGTTGATTGTACCACGGCCAACGCGCTAGCAGCATCGACGCTAGCACACCAATACTCACCCACCCCGCAGGCCCTGCGAGTTGTTCCAGGAACCCCGGAAGCGCAGGCACATCTGCAGGGTTGACCGTGATCGGCACCGATGCCGGTGGCGTCGGCGTAGGCACAGGACTATCACCAGATCCGGATTGTGCGGCTACAGGAGCCGCCAACATCAACACGCTCATTCCAACCAAAATCGCTCGATATACTCTCTTCAACGCAACCTCCAATTGTTAGAAATAAAAAAGCGCCACGCATGCATAATGCATGCGTGGCGCTCTGCTTACGATAACGCCGTCAGCTAATTTTCGCTGAACAAAACTAAACTGGACTTGACGCTGTCGCCAGAGAATGTTATTTCAATACGTCCGCGATCAATACGCTCAACCTGCTCGACCAGGATTTGCCAGCGTAGTATCTCCGCTATCATATCCTGAATGCGCTCCGACGCGACAGCCGTCTTATTCATTCCCCGCGAGACTAACATCACCTCGTCCATATATCTACATTATAGAACATATTTTCAAACAATGCAAATCAGCTCACAAATAGATTGAGTTGCGTGGATTCGTCACCGGCGCGCGGTTTACGTTTGCCCCAGCGCGGGGCATCGTTTTTACCGGCGCGCCATAGCGTTTCGGCACGCTCGCGATATGGATCCTCCACGTCAGCCTCATTCTCTAGTTGACAACCGACATCCACCCAGAAATCGAATCCCCCACGCCCCATTTGCTTCCCTTTGCGCGTGTGTTTGTCGTAGGCATAGTCAGGTATATCGCGCATCTGGTGAGCTTGTTGATCTTCGTAAAATTTCTGCGTAACGACACGCTGGAAGTGATCTGCCGTGCGCGCCTTGGGCGACCGGCACATCAACAAAATAGCGTTGGCCAAGATCAACCGGCACGTGCCGTCCTTGCCCAACGACCGGAACTCGAAAAACTGCGCGCGCAGGTGGGGCAGTTGGATCAGGATATCAGGGTTCGCTATGCCAATGTCCTCGTTACAGATAACCAGCAACCGCCGCCACAGATACATCTCGTAGCGCGGCAATAGCTCCATTGCCCAGTACATTGCCTGCTCCTCATTGCCGCGCCGGATGTCCTTCTGTAACGCGCTAATGACCTCTCCCAGCATGTAACCATCTTGTGTGTATATGTTGCCCATACAAACCTCCTGTATATTGTTTACGTCTCTCACTCTCCCACATTCAACTTTTGGTGTCAATCTCTAGAACATACGAGTTTTTCACCAGTTTTTAATAGTGTCGAGGCTCCGGTGACCGAAGCCTCGACTACTGCTACAGGACACCCCCTGCCAAATACTGTCCCAGGGTTTCTTCTTCCTCGACGATGATGCCTTTGACTACTGCCTCGTACAACGCTACGCTATCCAGATTGAGGGGGGACTCGTCCAGAAAGACTTCCAAGCCCTCCGCATCCAGGTCGCCCAGAACCTTGTGAAATGCTTCCTCGCTGATATAGCCTGCACCCAGCGTCCAAAACGCACTCAGCCGGGAGTTAAACTCAATTAAAGCTTCCTGTGCACGCACGCACGCCAGCTTCCAGCGTTTCATCAACTTATCAAACTCGTCCTGTGTAATTTGCCGTCTCGCCATCTCTACCTCCATAGAGGCAGTGCCCCGGCGATACCGGGGCACTGCACTTGATTTAATTAAATAGATTGTCTAACAGTGAACGCTTGGGGTCTATCGCCACACCGTGCACAACCGCTGCCCGCAGCGCATCTACATCCAGCTCGGGATTGTCTACGAGGGGCGCTATGCCCTCCGACTGCAACCGCGTGTAGGCGCGCTTGAACGCACGGTCTGACACGTAACCGGCATCTATGGAATAAAACATATCCAACTGCTCCTCAAACTCCAAGAGCGCCTTACGCGCGCGCGCACACTCGGCCTTCCACTTCATGACCATTGCGCTAAATTCTTCCGATGTAATCTCTCGTCTCGACATCTCTACCTCCATAAGTGATATAATGTGATAGGGGTCTATTCGCCCCTTGTGCCCGTGCTCCGGCTCCACCCGGCGCACGGGCTTTTTTACTATGCCGCCACCAGACCAGCGATTAACTGTTCCAACAGCTCACGGCTAGGCAGCCCTGCGCAGCCAGCACCGCGCTGCGCTTCACCAGGCGAGGGTAATACTGCCTCATAACCACACTTGGTACAGCGCACTCGCGTGCCCTCGACCACGACCTCACCATCGCACTCCTCACAACCATCTACAACAATGTGTTCCAGCTCCATTTGAACCTCCATAAAAGTGTATTTACTTAACGTCTTAATCTTCCCACGGTCAACTTTTGGTGTCAATCTCTAACAACAAGAATTTATCACCAGTTTTTCACCAGTTTGAAAAGTGGGGGCTACGAAAACTCGTAGCTACGCACCATCGCCAGCGGGTACAGGTGCCACACGTAATGATTAAAATACCGCTTAGCTATGGAGTAATTGAGGTACGGGACTGCGCCATAGAACATGTGCCACTGTTTCACGATGGAGTTATAGTGATCATACGCCTGCTCCCACGCGCTGATGTCACGCCACTGGTCAAGTTCGCTATTCGCAGCGCTGCCGGCCTCGCGAATGACCTCCGGCAAATCGGGAACAACCTGCCGAGCCAGACGGCGAATGGTGCGCATGTTCTGCGGCTGTGAATGGTTTGCATGGAACACGGCTACCTTGCTCACTGCGGACATATACACCTCGTAGCTGGTCCGCAACCGAAAAGGAAATGTATCAACCTTAAAATCAACCTGCATCTCACGACCTCCTGTCAGAGTATTTGTTCACAACGTCTTCATCTTCCCACGTGCAACTTTGTGTGTCAATCTCTAACAACACGAATTTATCACCAGTTTTTCAACAGTGGAAAATTGCTCAGAGAAACGCCCAGATTGCGCGATTTGCAAAATGCACGTGTGTTTATGTTGCGGGAACTGATTTTCGTTGGAGATGCACAAAAACAACCGTCCACTAGAGTGGTAACGACTACTCTAGTGGACGGTTGCCTAAATAGAGATTTTAGTTATACTAATGATTGCCCATCGTCACTCCTGTCAGAGTAAGAGGGGCAAAGATAGCCACCGCCACCGCCACCGCGATAAGATCTCCGCCTTCGCCGCTTCGACCCCTTCTTCTTGGTAGGATGGCATTTGGGACACAACGCAGTTACGTACATCATACCGCAGGTATGGCACTTGAATGGTTTTGCTCTTGGCATTGATTCTACCTCGCAGGGTGTATTTAAGGTCTCCAAATGTAGGATACATAAGGTCTCTTACATTCACCGACTCAGAAACAGCATCTAAAATCATCTCAACTTGGTTCATACTTTCATTCTACTGTACTTCACATACCACGTCAAACGAAAAACGCGCCGGGGCTATACCCGGCGCGTTTGCCAGTTTGCTCAATCATCCTGTCCATGCTACCTTCTCCATCTCGACCTGCATATCTGTATCAGAAGGTTTTGTATACCGTTTTGTCGTGTCAAGCGAAGCGTGGCCCAATGCATGACCAACGCGGTCGAGGGATATCCCCTCATCAACCATATTCTTTGCTAAAGAGTGCCGCAGCATGTGCGGAGTTACTTCCAATCCAGCGCGCTCCCCCACGCGCTGCACAGCCCGTGATATAGCGCGGGAACTGAGTTTCTTCCACCCCTTCTGTGACAGGAAAAATGATCGGCACTTGGCGTCTGGGCGCACATCCAACCACTCCTGAAGCGCAGCCCGTGCATCTTTGTTCAAGGCGACCTTACGAGACTTGCGCCCCTTGCCCTTACGCACCCATACATGGCCAGATCGAGGATTGATAACCACATCATCTAGCTCCAATGCTGCAACCTCAGAGAGTCGCAGACCAGCGTTGAGCATCAACACAACAAGAGCGCGATCACGGCGCGACCACATCCGTGCAGGAGCATCCTCATCATCACCGGCGCGTAGGTCGCCGAGCTGCACCAACTCCTGCGCAGACCGTAATAGCGCGTACTGATCCTGACGGCTCAACCAACGTGGTGCAGCATCTACCGACTTAATGCCTTTGATACCGTCGCTGGGGTCAGTGGCCGCTAATCCCTGGTCGCGCGCCCATTTGCAGAAGGCGCGTACAGCAGATAGGTAGCTGTTGATAGTGCTAGGTGCAAGCCGCCGTTCATCCGACAAATATGAGTCGCGATATGATTTCACATCCAACGGAGTGATCAACGCGGGGTCGAGAGATTTGCCAGTGGTGCGCTCAAACCAAGCTCTGAAATCAGATACTCCAACGAGATATAGGCGCATCGTCCGAGGCGATTTATCACGCTCTGCCATATAACGCTCAAATGAATCCTCATAAGTCTCGACAGCCAAAGTTAACGTCGCCTTGCTTTCCACTACAGTTTGTGTTACACTACTAGTGCCTTTCATTAGAATAGCTCCTTTTGATTGGTATTAGCTGCCCCAGTCCATATTACTGGGGCAGCTTTTGTATTAACAGGCGTTTTTTAAATTAGATACTACCCCAAAAACGCCTCACTATATTAAAATTATATAACGGAAACGTCTTTTATGACCCGTTATCAGTCGTTATTTTCATAACTCGTTTTAATCCCCATACGATTGCCGGTAACGTACTACACAGGCGCGTATGCGTGCCGCGGGCGCACGCCATGTGCCGTGGCGCTTCTCCGCACCTGGTATCTCATCAGACATCCAGCGGCGGACCGTAGACACGGGAACGTCGAATTCCTCAGCGGCCTCGGTCGTGGTTAGCCAACGCCACCCCAGGCTCTCGTCCAGATTGTCAATGTGTTGATCCGCTTTGGCGGTAACAATCAATGCGTTGAGTTTATCACGGAGGGCAACGACATCGGACATCTCGCCTAATAACAACGAGGGGCCATCCTCCTGCATAATGGCATAGAGGGGGGCGTCCGGCTCATCGCCGGGCGCCGCCTCGTATAGTTCTGCTGTGATCCAATTAGATTCCATAGCGCTCACGCTCCCAGGCCCGCGCCTTTGCGTCGCACTTCGGGCAACTATGACGTCCTGGCCAGCCCTCCGGCCAGACGTATGGCTGTGTCTCGCCAGCGGGCCACGTATAGCTGATTACCTGCCGAGCATGGTCAGGACAATCAACGAGGAGTTCCGGTCCCTCGCACTCAAACTCGGCGGTCATTTGTACGTCTCTTATGGCGATAATGCGACGATTTGAGTCCCAGGCATTGGGACCGCAGCGGTTGCTCATCTCGTTATCCAACTTCTGTTTCAGACTCCTAGCCTGTTTCAATGTCATAGGCTCGCTTGTCCATGCCTTATCCCACGGAATTGTGTCGCCCGAACCGTAGGCGTTTGATGTTTCCTGTACTACAAAATTTTTCTTACTCATTGCTAGCTCCTTTTGCTTATTGATTATTAGCGTATATCGCTTAACTCTATCTATATTATAAGCGATATACGCTAAGTTGTCAAGGGGAAATTTCTGATTTTTAGCGATTTCCGCCAAATACTAGCCATGTGGCTAGGGAGCGGATGTTCTAACGAATAGCTTTTGCTGCTTCCAGTGTCAGCATAGCAACAGCCGTCTTAATTTCCTCAGTTGGCTCGACCGGATCATCGTTACCATCCCAGATGCAGATTTCAGCATTTCGCCCGCTTGTAATGTTTACCTCATCCGCAGGTAAATTAGCTGCATAAGCTGCGTCACTTAATGCCGAGTCAATGTTCTCTTCCTCTTGTTCGATTCTGTCATCACTCCAACCTGTTAAAACCTGAATGGAACCATAACTAACCATAATCTCAATTTTGCTATACATCGCTATCTCCTTTTTTGTAGAAACCTAATTCCGTACTGTAATTTAACTCGTCGAGGGATATACGTTGACCCTCGTCTCCAAATACAACGTAATCACCTATTAAAATTGCATCACCACCACCTGTGATAAACGCCTCAATCAATGTTCTCATATCATCCGAGTGAGAAGGCCGGCCAGCATTTTGCCGTTGCCCCCCCCATTGCGGAGGCTTGTAATCAGGATGTCGCAAACGACGACACGCGCGCGCAATATGCCGCTTTGCAGTGTCATAGTGACAACCTTGCGCGGCTTCTAATTCGTGATACATTTGGCGGAGGGCGACGCGGCGAGCATCGCCCTGCATCTTGTCGAGGCGTTCTATGCCGAATGCCTCGACTATCTCTATAGCGGCTTGTTCTAATTTCCGCTTCCGCGTCTTACTAATCATGCGGCCTCCAACTGAGCTGCAATCTGGTCAAGATGCGCTGCGAACTGTGCATCGCTCATACCCTTCGTCTCTTTGACCAGTCGGTCCTCGACCTCCTTAACGAGCATATTCGCACAGGAGCGTAACTCCCCATGTAAATAGCCGCTGGCGTTAGGACGTTTCACGTCACCAACTGCATAGTAACCGTCGCGAAGCTTTGTATATCCAACTCCCAGCAGGTTGCTATATTCACCAATTTCACATTGCTCTATTTTCGTCAGTGCTGTTTTTCTGATATGGCGCTTCAATGTTTTCCAATCCATTCCGAACTCCTTTATTATCAAGTTACTTAATTATCTATATTATAAATCAAGTTACTTAATTGTCAAGGGGCAATTTCCTAAACTCCCGAAATACTAGCCATGTGGCTAGGGAGCAAATGTTCTAATTTATAGAACGCCTACTAACTCTTTTTAATAGATATTTTTAAATATATATCTCTTATTCTAGAGTGTCTTTTTTATCTTTTCTTACCCCCCTCTATAGGATGTATTTGCACCCTGTATAACGTGTATATACACCTAATGTAATATGCACACAGTGTAGATACGCATCCTGTTGTGTGTGTATTTACAATCCTCTGCACCAATCTAACTAGCAAGCAAAAAGCGGGCCGCTAACAACGGCCCGCTTTAGTGTGTTTCTTTACGTGCAAATGCACCCTAACATACAGTGCTTTTACACCCTATTGGCATTTCAATGCCATAAATCAGGATCGTATCCCGCATCCTCAACACAGCGATCATGCCGTGTTTGCATACGATCTGGCAGCGTGGCAACTTGTTCTGGGGACAAGAACCCCAGATTTGTTTTCACGCTCACCTCGTATGTTTTGCGACTGCGTGTGCCATGCACCTTGATGTGCGCAATGCCGGCTGCCTCTAATCGTTCGAGTAAACCTTGCTGGCGTCGATAGTATTTCGGCTCAGAGTCCTCTTCTCCATCAAATGTGTCTTTGGCTTGACGCAAAACAGCATCAGGATGATCAGCTTCACATCGTCGCCAAACACCAGAAACAGTTTGACGCCCACAGCCAATATCTTCAGCTAGACGTGGTGCGCTATAGCGCTTCGGAGGCGTCCACTCTGTTTTACTACGCCGCTTGTCATCCTTAATAATTACCATCCAGCACTTCAGTGCATTTGATCCAAGATAGGCCCCCCAAAATACAGATTCATAATCGTGCACCTTGAGCCAGTCCCTGGATTTATCAAGCTCAGGCGAAATCCATTCTGATACACTGCCTTTGTTAACATCGTGTTCGCCACGCAGCTTATATATCTGCTGTTGCAGTAGCAGTAGTGTGTCCCGGTCACCAACCTTGTCAAGCAACGCCTCTAAAATCTCAGCAACACCGGCACTGGATTCTGCAGGAGCTGCTACTGCGGCCTCCACATCAGTATCATCAGGCAAGACGGCATCTGAATTTTCAACTACATACCGAATGCACGCTATCGTATCGTCCAGTCGACTCATCGTCCTGGCGACTACGCCATTAAGACGATTCTCCAACCAATCTGCGGCATGCTCATTCTTGACATTGACAATGAGCGTACCATCCTCAATGCCAGTGGCCTGCGTGCCGCGCAGCCATGCATCGAATGTACTACCCACCATTTGACCTCGGAGATCATTCAATGCCTGTTGCCATAAATCCTGTGGTGATGTCATTTCATCGCCCTCATCACGGCAGTTACGACCTCTGCCGCCATGCCAACGATGTCCGTTGGCTGTGGTGTCGGTGCGAACGCTACCGACACCAAGAATCCCAGCGGTATATAAAATAATATCAATAGCAACAGAAACGGACCAACCAACCCCATAATATCTAGTATCATATCTCTCTCCTTCCTACTACTACTACGCCCAGGGCCTCTACGCGCCCGTAGGAGCATCCGCGTCGTAGTAGTAGAGCTAATTTTTGCTGAAATTTAGCCATGATTTGACCTTCCTGTAGGCTTCCCCGCCACTATAGCCGAAAAGCTCTTGCTCAATCTGCGTTTGGCTACGGCCCTGCGCAGCTAGCGCGCGCGCACGGGCCGCCAAATTCGCCTCATCATTCTCTGTCGTCGGCATAGCAGCCCGTGGTTCGCCACCGCGCATCGCATTAGTAATCTGCGTTCGGCCAATGTATGGCGTCTGCATCTCTACCAACCCGCTACCCGGCAGTCTGGCCAACGCACGTCCCTTGGGATCGGTGGGCAGATTCTCCGCACCTGGCGCGCCCAATAGCACGCGCGACTGAGCTGCATTGTGGGCGCGGAATTGCACCCGCGTAGACAACTGATTGCGGATAGCACTGTCTAAGCTAGTAGCCTTCCAGTCCTGGCCTGCCAGCACGACCCACAGGCCATACTTCCGCGCGCGCAAGGTCAGCGTCTTGAGCGCATTTTCCACGTCCCTGTCGCCCAATAACGCGGTACCCTCGTCAATGATGGTGACGATGGGGGCCAACGGCTCGTTGGCTTGCTGATTGTAAAGGCTCAAACTATCAACACCAGGGAAGCGATTAAATAGCGATTTGCGCCGGTTCAACTCGTCCTGTGAGAGTGCAGATAGAACTGCCACCGCATCCTGCTCATTGTCAGCGAGTGGATACAGGAGCCGGTCACTGGTGGCAAAGGGGGCCAGTGTCACGCCCTCCAAATCAATGAGCACCAACTCCGGTTGCTCGCGGGCGATAGCTAGCTGGTAGGCCAGCGCGCGCAAGAACACGCTCTTCCCGAAGCCAGAGGAGCCACCTACGGCGACATGGACGAGCTTCTCCATCGCGCCGTGTACCACGTGCTGGTGGCCGCTATCATCCACTGTTACGCCAAGGACGAGGTGGTCGAGGCTGACTACCTCTGGCAGCAGTTTGGGGAGACTGACGGTTCCAGGCCACGGAAGCGGCTGCTCATCCATATCTAGCGCGGGTGCGTCACGTGGTTGCGTACCAATACAGCCTCTAGCTGCTGCAGCAACCTGTGCGGCTGGCGGATTCACATTCGCCCATGTGCCACCACCTACCAGGGGGAATAATCCATCGTTAGCCGGGATGCGCCTGTGCGTGATTTGGTAGAGTGCGCTCACACTCACCCACGCCCCTGCAACCAGTGCCGTCCCCAGTCCAGCCACTACTACGCATCCTACTACGCGCGTAGTGACCGCGAGCGCTACTGTAGCGCTCTGCACCTGCGGCGCTGGCGTGCGTGGCGTGCCGATTACCAGCATCGCGACTAAGATTATTACACCTGCAACTCCAACCATTTGCTTTTCCATAGATCACCTCGTATAATTAGCTAGCGGGGAGAGCCTACCAAGCAGTCCCCCGCAGCCCCGGACACCTCGCCGGGGCTTTTTTAATATCCCGGATACTCTATCAATCGCGCCATTCGCATCAACGCTGCTTCGAATTCATCACTATGCTTCAGTGCACATACGTCGCGCGCGGCACGATGCAATTCACTGTACTCATCATTCAACGCCACTAGCTTTACCTGACGTGTGCTAATCTCTTGGCGCAGTATCTCTGCATCTACAGCCGTCGCCATCCCGTTTTCAATATGGTCTAATGCAATCTGTACCCTACTCATCCCCACTCATCTCCTAGAACATCGAATCCAGCAAATCGGCAGCTTCCGCGTCTACGTCGCCGCCTTCCTCAACCGGTGCATTATTATCAGCGATCCGCACATGTGCCAATTCCTCGCGGATGACAGCGCGCAACTGCTGATATGTCACCGGCCGCGTCGGGGCAATGGAATCGCGGATTGCCTCACGCACCGCAGCAGATTTGTTATCCTGCCGCTCCAACCAGGCTATAATCTCCGCATCACGGTCTGGATGCAGGATGACCTGGACTCTCACGTAATCGTCTTTATTGCACATAAGCGTATTGTGTAAAAGTTACACAACTCCCATTTTTCCAGTTGTGTAACTTTTACACAACTGCGAACTTGCGCAGTGCGTAACGATAGAAACCTGTAGCGTTTGCCAGTTGCGGGTCATCAGTGATAATGCGCGCGTGTTTGTATACCTGCTCGAAATACGTCCGCAGGGGATGCGCTCCCCCGCCAGTGAGCAGGATAACGGCGAAATCATTACCGTCTCCCCACAGGGTTTTGGCGGTGCCAGTAACGGCCTCGGCGACGGCACCTAGCGCGTGCGTGACGATCTCGTCTATATTCCGCAACTCGCCGTCAATGCGTATCTGCGCACCGCCAGCGGTTGAATTCCTCACTACATCCTCAGCCGCGCGGAATGACAGTTCGCGACCGTATTTCTGGTAAACGCCTTCGACAACGATTTCGTAGACACGCGCCATACCTACTGGTGTGCTGCCGGACCGTCCTTCGGTATAGCGGGGGCCAGGTGCAATTGCCAAATAGTTCGTATTGTGCGTGCCGATGTCAGCGACGGCGACGTGCTCGTTGCGAATCTCGGCAGGGTCTGTCAATTCCCCCACCGAGTTCAGTAAAACACGGAAGTATGTCCCAAATGCCTCTGGTACTACTACTACGTTGGCAATCTCAACCGTGTGATGTACATTAGCGCCTTGCAAGCTGTGTGCTGTGAATACGTGCTTGCCATTGAGCATCTCGGCCAGATTGTTCTTATCCTGCGCATACCAGCGAATTGGTAGGCCAGTAATCAAACTCACCTGGCCATCGCGCACACCTACCCGATAGAGTGCCGATAATGCCAAGGGCAGTATCACGTTCTCGGCGCGGCCACGCGCACGCGGCTCGATGACTAAATCAGGCTGGTGGAGGCGTGCCGTCTCCCCCACGAACCATTGCTGCCCGTTGACGGTCATCTGGTGATGACCGTTGACGTTAGCAAGGTCACTCTTATACGCAACTTGTAACGCCGGTGCAATGCAGCTCTCAAATACAGCCGATTGCTCGCCGTTCACAGCTTTCGTCCATCCATACCCAACATTCAAACCTATCCTGTAATCCATCATTAGCTCCTTTTGATTTTTAATTTTAATTCCCAGGGCTTCACAAATTCCTTGGGATAATCTAATTCGTATGGTTCGCTTAAATACTTGAATTGCAGCATATACCAACGCTGCCCGTTTCCCGATGGATCCTTAAGGTATCTAATACCCATCGTGTGCATGGCGCGATATTCCAACCGAGCCACTTCAATCAACTTCGCGACGCCGCTATCGCCCCCCAGATCCTCCCAGCGGTCGCGCACGAAGCGCGCCATTTGCTGTGTATTGCCGCCTGAATTGACGTCCCAACCATAGTCTAGCCAAGAGGCCAATGCATTGTGAATCAGCGTGTTACCGCCGAACATGTTAGGGCCGTGGCCACAGATTGCTGACAGCCATTTTGTGACCATCGCAATGTACCCGTTGAAATCCATGAACAGAGTTGTAGATATTTTGGGTAGCTCGCGGTAGGCGAACGCCTCGCAACGAGGTAGCACCATGCCATTTTCACCAATCAGCAGGCCATAGTGTGGCGCGCGCGTACCTTGCCCAAAACGCTTCTGTACTGGGTCGCGAACCAAACGACAGGGGGGAAGATCCTCCATCTCGTACATTGGTGCGTAGAAGCGGCATTTTTGGCAAGCGTGCGCCTGCGGGTGGCGATACCAGTCAACCCGCAGATTCTCTACATAGCTCCAGTATTCCTGCATCTCAGGTATGTGCCTGGCTTGCAGCTTATCCTGATACTGTGCGCTACGTGCGTTTTTGTTGCGGATTGCATCCTGCATGACTTCCACATACGCGGCGACATCGTTCATGTAATATCCAACGTCGGTTGAATACAGTGCGTGTTCTTTGACACTATGTTCACTGCCGTGGCGGACAGGAATAACTACCGGGTCATCTTCCCCAATATACCCGTCGCACGTCGTGAATTTATTTGGTGCGTCCTTGACCCAACGTCCACAATGCACCTCAGCGGGGCCAGCCCCGATAATTGAATGCAGGTAGAACTGGCAATTTTCACACATGCGTCCCGCAGCCTGCGCGTGCGCCTTCCACATCGTGTTAAACGGTGTCGCGTATTTGTAGCGATTGTCGAGTGCTGCCAGCACGGCGCGTACATATTCCGGCATCCCCACAATAGATATAGGTTGCTTTCTCAAATAATTGCTTTCACGCACACCATAGGTGCGCAGCTCAAGCACGCGCTCAGCTACCTGTTGTAGATCAGCCTGCTCGACAGCCTCTCTAATCATGCGCAGGCGATTATACTCTTGTGGCCTGTAAACTTTCCCGCCAGCACATGGCAGCCAACGACCGGGGCTCAGGAACGTCTTGATTTCACGCACCAACCCCTCAAGTTCTCTGGTAGTCATATTGCGTGATTGCTCGACCAGTGCCCCCTGTAGCTCCTGGGGGGCGCTAGCGAAAGCGCGCGCCCCGGCGAATGTCAACTCGCCAGCTTCCAGAGCTTCCTGGACGGATTCTCCGAGATTCAGCAGGCTGAGCCGTTGTGCTACATAGCCCTGCGACTTGCCAAGTCGCTCGGCTAGCTCCCGTTGGCTCCACTCGTAATCGTCGATCAAAGATTGGAACCCGCGCGCCTCTTCCAGGGCGGTGAGCTGCTGGCGGTCGATATTCTCTGTGATGGCCAGCAGATGTAACTCGTTCATATCGTCGGCACGGTAGATTTTGGCGCGAATGGTTGAGTGCGAGTCGCGTAGCGATTTTAGCTCATTCTCTCCCAGACCAGTGATGCCGACGTTGGCCAGGCGACGAACCCAGTTCTCGAACGTTTGATTCGGGAAGCGGGAACTGAGCGCAATCGCAATCCTACAGCGGGTACGACGCTCACCCGCGATCAACTCATAGCCATATTGACCGTCTTGCTTAAAAACGAGTATCTCATTGATGAGACCACGATCACGGATAGATGTCGCTGTCTCAATCAGTGCGTCTTCGTCGAAGCGTTGGCGCGGTTGCCAACGCGACGGTCGAATTGTATAGAGGGGAATCTCCCCAACTGAAAACGGTAACTCAGAATTAACAGTCATTTTTCAACCTTCTTATTTGTGCCCTAGCTAGCTCCATAGCGTCAATTTCATTCTAAAAACGTCTGTTAAAGTCCCTTATTAGACGTTATATTTTTTACTTCCTGAAGCCAACCTTGGTCTAAAAGCCACTTCATTAGCTTCGGTAAATTTTTCTCGTTGCAATGTTTATCGTTCCACGTCACCATGGCTATGACACTCCGCACAGTTGCGTCACTGATCGTCTGGCCGTCGTAGCCGACGATGCCAACGCGCGTTGCCGCGCTGGAATGCCCACTACTACTACGTCTACGCATGGGGTATGCTCCTGTGGCGTAGAGCGGGGGGCGGGGCAGTCTGCGAATAGTGCGCGCAGGTAAGACGCGCCCGCTGGCCCTAGGCCATAGATATAGTCCATCTCGCGGCGCTCCCATTCCTCAAATCGACGATGGAAGTCGCCCACGGTGAACATACCACTCTTGAGCCGTCGCCACGGGGAGATGCCAATCCAGCCATAGCCGTGACCGGGGTAGAGCAGCTTGGTCACAAGCGCCCCGATGGCCATGGTCAGCGTGCGGATAGCCGCAGCGTCGCCATCGCGCACTATAGCGCGCCGGCCCTCGATGCTCGCTAAGTTCATAAGATCAACCTGTGCCCACTGGGGGCCAAATAGCTCTACAATCGGCTTGATATTATCGAACTTGTGTTCTATGGAATTTTGTGGTATATTCATAGCATACCCTTCAGACGTAGTATCATACTCCTTGGGAATTGGGCCGGAGCTCGCCACTCTGGCCCAATTCGCTTTCTGGCGAATCCACGAATGCCCAGTGCGTGACGCGCTCGTCGCGCTTGAGTTGCCGATATGTCAATTGCCAGTCAGTAGTATGGCCGGGCAACTCCTCACGCCGGTAGCCTAGCTGGAACGTACCAGTCGGCGAATGTGCGGATACGACCCAGATGAGCACCTTGGTGAAGCGCTCTGGGACAGATTCCTCGACAGCTATCCAGTCCATTAGAAGGGCTTCTCCACGTCGCGCAGGATGTCGCGCGCTTTGGCCACCAGGAGCGGTGTATCGTCCTCGTCCAGTCGCGCATCGTAGAGCATATCGTCCCACTCCGTAGCGACCTCGCTGGGGTCTGCGTCTGGATACAGTGTGGTGAAATAGTATGTCCCCACCGTTTCGCGGGCTAAATCCAGTAAATCCGGCGCCGCGTCCATGATGGCCTGTAGCTCATTGTCGGGGCGGTGAACAATGCACATTTGTTCCACTGTCTGTTCAAACTGTACAGCCGCGTGCTGTTCGAGCGCCAACATACAACGTCCATCGGCACCATACAGATGCAATTTATCATCCTCGCCTTCCCAGCGATATACAGTGACGCGGTTGATGTCCACAGTCCCTTGATCTGTTTCTATAAATCTTGGGCTATTACTCATAACTATTCTCCTTCCTGGATACGCTTTAATTGCACTTGCAAACCTCGCAAATGCTGAGCCGGATCCCCCACAGAATCCCGGATAAGATGTATATAATAGCGTGCTAATACCTGTGGAGACAGGGTGTGCCTCATATGATAGCCTGTCACGGCGCGTAATTGCCGTATATTGTTACTATGAACAGACATCCACCGATCGTGTGTGTCGCTATCAACAAGCTGGTATTTCCACTTCAAATCCTCGTGAACAGCCTTGGGCAGACCTTCATACATCGCAGAGACAAATTCATTAAATCCGTCAATAGCATCTTTGGCTTTAATCGCCCAACGCACAACATTCGGCAAATCTGGTTTGTCCAATAGTTCATCAAGCAAATATCTAGACTCCCCAGTAATATGACAATACATAAGAATAATATGGTCCGCTTCCGTTCTGGTGTCCATATAAATATCACGAGGTGGGTTGTTTTCTCGGAACCACTCTATCATCGTAGCAGGACTCCAACTGGTAGTATCATTCGTCTCAGCCGAATCCTGGGGAGACAACATCCCCTGCCGTAGCTGTTCCATCTCGACTGCAATGTCGTTATCTTGATCTATCAATAAAGCCACTTTTTGTAATTCTGTAGCTATCTCTTCTCTTTTCATGATTAACTCCTGACCGGTTGCGCCACTGGCCGGTCGCTACTCGTTTGATCGTGGCCATCATCTGATAATTCAAGCTCAGCGTTCTGAGCCAACACCTCTAATATGGCGGCTTTGCATATTGCGATATGCGCCGCGTAGATACCGCGCTCCTTGACTGAAATGTAGCCAAATGATGCGCGTGCAGCTGCACCATCCTGATCCAAGTATTTCAACGTGAATTCATTGCGCGTACCCATCGTCATTCGGCGCACAATCGTCCACGCATCTTTGAAGTCCTCGGTGTAGTGGGGGACGCCCCAGGGTACATGACCGCGTGCATCCGGCGATTTGCCAACCCAGTCACCGTGAGGTAAGTGCGTGTACTTGAGTCGTAGCTCCGTCCACCCGAAAACTAAGCGCGCAACATGCATCTCTAAGACACGGCGGTCGCCGACTTTCTGTGCCAACTGCTTATCATCTAACAGGGCTGTTAACTCGTCCATTATGCCTCCACCGTTTCAATGTCATAGGTCTCAACGCGCATCTCATCGTAGTCGCCGAATTCATCACGTGCCTGCTCACGCGCCTTAGCGTATAGCTGATTAAACTCATCGGCGCGCAGTTCGACATCTACCTGGCGAATATCGACCATCTCAAACTGCACGCGCACTCTAAATTTTTCAGCCATGCTAATTCCTCGAAAAGCGCACAACATCCAGGCCACGTTGTGTGGCCAGTTCGGCATTGCGCGTGTAGCTGGCTATGAGACGTTCTTGCAATTCATCAATCAAGCCGACTAAGTGCGCGGCGATCTTCGCCGGTAGCTCTACTGTATCGCCTTTTTCCTCGATGTACGCGCGTAATAATTTAAGCTCGTTGTCGGTCATATTGCAGCTCCTCCATGAGTTCATGTTCTGGGATCCCCGTAGCGAAACTGTAAAACTGTCGCCAGTGTGCGCCTAACTCATCACGCACCCGGTCGAGGTCTTCAAGCATCTTCGTGGCCTCGTTGTAGACAACATCCCAATCGGCACGCTGCCAGGCGTGCAACCTGATCACCTTGCGCCGCTCGTCAATACGTGCTAGGGCGGCAAGGATGTCTTCCAGCTCGCGCACCCGTTTCCACTCTGCTGATTTTGCGTTAAATAGTGAGTTCTGTGTCATTGCGTTCTACTACTCCTACTTTATGCGTCTTGAGATTGTAGTCGTCTAGCCAGTAAGCCAAGCCGACTATCCCGCCACTGGCGGCGTAGATCGCGGCCAGCCCAATCGGTGTCCAAATGTCGCCTAGCAGTAGGTGAGCAACCGTGAATCCCACTAGCACCGCCGCAGAGCCGAGCACATAGCGCTCCAAGATCCGCAATTCACGCGGATAGGGATACCAGTGTTCTACGGCCAGCAACAGCGCGCTCAATACCGCGCCGATGGCTATCGCGGCCACGTGTCCCCCTACTGTCATATTCAATTCGTACATACTACCTCCTCACTATTGACGTTTGACGGGCTAAAAAGTGACGTTTGCCCCTATAATGAAATTACAATGATTGCTATAGAACGTTTTTTCGGGTATACTGTGATTAGTTCGCACCGGGGCCTTCTCGGCCCCAGTGCTTGGACGTCACCCGCCCGGTCAGCAGGTGTTATCCTCTATTATCATGTAGCAATTGTCCCCACCAGGGACACTATATTTTATTGGAGGATAATTGCCTATGACTTACGTAAAATTTTCAAATTCTCAAAAACTGCGTATGAAGAAACTTCTTCATATGGAGTACACACGCCGGGAGCTTGCGCAGGAATGTGCGTGCTCGTTCAACCGGATTCAGCAGGCTATCGATGCTGGCTGTCCCCATCGTCACAGCGGGGGGCGAGTCTACGTCGTCGGCGATACATTCGCGGACTGGGTAGCCAACCAGCTAGAGCCGGGAACGCAATCGTTGGGGGAGGGCGAAGCGTGGTGCTTTCGCTGCAATGCTCCCCGTCGGATGGTCAACATTCGCGTTGCGGACAATCCGCAACCGGGTGTAGTGCGTTTAGAGGGGGAGTGTAGCGAATGTGGAATGACCGTCAACCGTTACACATCTCAGGAGGCCAACTCATGAAGCGGAAGCCTACTGACCTCATTTCCCGTCGCAACTACTCCGACACTCGCGACTATCTGCGCTACTGTCTGGAAGTGCGTCAAAACGGTAAGCGTTCTGTTGAACTTTATCGCGTCTCCCTCGACCATCTGCTTCGGTGGTCTACTTCGGTGCTCTTCTCCCAAGTCCCGCAGCTACGACCGGTTTTTCCAGTCTATGTAGCTGACCTGGATGTCGGTTTCGAGCATCAGAAGAAAATTCTCTCAACTACGAGACGCTTCTTCGAGTGGGCCTTGGGGCGGTGGCCTGGTCGCTACGATGTGAGCAAACTGCCACCGGAGTGGATTGCGACGCTACAACCGACTAAGCCACCTGAAGAAGTGCCTGTCGAGACCGACTTCTATTCCCTCGATGAGGTGCTCGCGCTATGCAGCCTGCCGACGCCGACGCTCAAAGCTAAGCGGGATCAGGCGGCGATTGCGCTGCTCTTCCTCAGCGGGATGCGCTCTGGGGCGCTCTGTACGCTGCCCCTGGAAGCGGTGGACCTCAGTGTGGGTAGTGGGCGCATTCGTCAATGGCCGGCTTTGGGGGTCCGCACTAAGGGCGGTAAGGCGGCCAACACTTGGCTATTACAAAATGGTGAACTGCATACGCTTCGGACAATCTGTGTATCTTGGTTTGAATGCGCCCACGAGGCCCTGGGCAATCGCGGCATGTGGTATGCCTTGCTCACGCGGTCAGGTAAGTTCGCGGAGATTCAGGAACCGGCCCCCAGCCGACCGTCTAATCTCAGACGGACCCTGAAGTCAATGTGTGAAGCGGCGGGTGTCGAATATCGCCGCCCCCATTCTCTGCGTCATGCTCATGCTGTCTATGCTCTGTCTAAGTGCGCGAGCCTCGATGAGTTTAAAGCCGTGTCGCAGAACTTGATGCACTCGACGATGACGACGACGGATGCGGTGTATAGTCAGATGCTCGATGACCAGGTAGCGGATAGAATTGCGAACCTGGGAACGCAAGTGCAAGATGAGCGTGTAAACCAACTTATACGTGAGCTGTTCAAGTCTTCGGAGCTTAGAAAGCTGCTCGCGTGAAAAGCGATAAAAAGGCATAAAAAATAGGACTTGAACTCACAACCTACAGGTTGCAAGTCCAAGTCCTATTTAAACTGGTAAAAAATGCTATTTAACGCTGTATTGAAGGCTTAAGTCGCATCTGGATTAGTTGGCGTTATTGTTTAAACCGGTTGGTTGTTGGTTCAAGTCCAACTCGAGGAGCCTAAACCTTGACAACCAGGACGTGCAACCGTCAGGTTTTAAAACGTTCTATTAAGCTGTTAAGGTACGGGTGTTGGGGGTCACACTTGCTGGGTGGCCCCCAGTGCTTTGGATATTAGGATTCTGACTCCCCTTGTTGTTCTGGGAGTTCTGGGGCTTCACGGGCTTGAATAAACCGTTCTGCCTCTTCTTGGGGGATTAAGTACGTATGACCAACGAGTTCACCTTTAATGGTGCCACGTTGGACAAGCCGACTAACATGACGGTGCGTTAAGCCCGTCTTATCGGCTATCTTCCTAGTAGTCCAAAACACTTCAATCACCTCCCAATGTGATATATAAGACTTTTTCTTATATTATAAGGACTTATAAAGGACTTGTCAAGGGGTCTAATCGCGCCTTCGTCGAAGACGCGACAATTTTGGGCATGGTCAAAACGCTTAGAGCGTAGCATTATATATAAGAAGGCGGTTTACTCTGAGAGGGAGCGAACCTTAAAAATATGGAGGGTAGAAATGGGCAATCGTACACACATACCTAAAGCTATTCAAGAACAAGTTAAAGAAGAATTTAACTATAAGTGTGCTATATGTGGGCATGATAATACACAACTACACCACATTGACGGGGACCCTGGTAACAGCGATCCTATGAATTTAATTCCGCTATGCCCGAACTGTCATTTGGGCGATCAACACAATCCCACACAACCAGTAGACATCGGTATACTTAAACTATTTAGGAAACACAAAGATCCTACGATTCTTACCCCGCAATTTTATCCACTGTTCCGTCGTTTAAAGCTGCTCATAGATCGCACTGATACCGATCGTATTGACAAAAACCATTTAGATGAATTAGTTGACTTTGTAGCTGTTCTGAATATGGGAGAGTTCTATAGCCGAAGAATTTACCACTATTTACGTGTGACCCCAGATAGAAGAAGAGGCTCTGTTTATACCTTACCAGGAATGTATACAATTCACCCTGAAGACATTGAAAAAGTTGTTGAGCTAGTAGTAGAATTACTACGTTACCAGGAAAGCTGGATACCGTCAGGTAGAGGCGTTTCTTCATGAATCTTAAATGTGTTTACCAAAATATCTCGTATATCATCTTCTGGACAACGAACGTAATAATACCGCAATACCTTCAACCGCATCTGCAAAAACTCCAGTATGTAGCGCGTGTCCTCTTCTGTACCACCCACATGTTCAAAAGCTGCTACTTCCTTACGCACTGTTTCCAAAATCTCTTCTGCAATCATACAATACCTCCTCTTGATAGTATAGAACCATTTTACTATAGACCGAAGATTAACCAAAGGAAGCCAACATTAACAGACGTTTTCTAATGCAATTACAAGCACTTAAACGGCACAAATACGCGCGTAATAGAGGCGGAAACGTCTATTAAGGCCTCTTATTAGACGTTATTCAGTTAAATATTCGAAAAGGAGAAACTATGAACTACAAAGCGAAAGACAATGAAACCAACATACAATGTCTCATTTGTGGGGTTGGCGAACTAGAGCGCCAACCTGGTGCTCAAAAACTAAAAGGCTTATTCATCCACTACGACACTCTGGTTTGTCCACATTGTCAAGCGCAAGCCGAAACCAACAAAGGCAAACTGCGTTATACTCTCATCCCGGCCCCATATAGCACCATTATCAAGCCAGCGGTCGGCTTCATCACTCCCGATGCCGCTGCTGATTTTGGAAAAAAGGCCCGCGATTTCCTTAAGCAACGCGCCGCTATTGAAGCGCAGGATACAAGTGCATGTATTCCACATGTGGAGCTCAAGAGCAACGAAACTTGTCTATACAACCTGCAACGTCCGTGCGTGTTACAAGAAGCCCGCACCAAGCAGGGAAACGTGAATTGGGTTAACATCGCCAAAGGCCCTATTACCCTCACTGACAAACGTATTTACATCGGTGATCGAAACATTCCCCTCAACAAAATCCAATCCGCTGTGCTTGGCCAGCGCTATATGCTTAATATCACCCGCTCGGACCGCAAACGGGAATTGCGTATTCCTCTACCGGATGCTCAGCGGGCGCACTTGTTCATCCTTGCCTTAGCCCAACAGATTCCTGAAATTATCACTCCGCCACAGCTAAGCTCGCAGGCATCACAACAATCTCCATCCCCCTACCGCTTCAATGCCACATTACCTATTCCTATTCCACTGGGTAAAGAAAGAAGCATTAGATTACCTGCCATCGTTATTGTCATCATCATTGCCCTTTTACTGCTATGCTGCTGCTGTAGCATTACTATGCTAGGCACTCCGACACCAACACCTAGCCCTTTCCCCACCAGTGCTGCCACGATTACACCCGCGCGTACAGCGACATTAGCACCGCTAGATACTGCCACCACAGCCCCAACCGAGACACCCGCGGCGACAGCTACCACCGCCGCCACAGATAAGCCTACACCTACATCCACCAATACACCCACGGCAGAGGTTGATTCAACATCTGAACGCGAAACAGCAAGAGTCATTCGCGTTATTGACGGCGACACTATAGAGGTACAAATTGGAGAGCAAACTTACACCGTTCGTTATATTGGCATAGATACACCAGAGACGGTACATCCTAGCAAGCCCGTTGAATGGATGGGACCAGAGGCATCAGCAGCCAACAAAGAACTGGTAGCAGGAAAAACCGTCTACTTGGAAAAGGATGTGTCTGAAACTGACCAATATGGCCGGCTACTGCGCTATGTCTTTTTAGAGGACGGCACCTTCGTTAATGCTGAACTGGTCCATCAAGGCTACGCACAGGTGAGCACCTATCCACCTGACGTGAAATATCAAGAGCACTTCCTGGAAATGCAACAAGAGGCCCAGAGCGCGCAGGCTGGCCTATGGCAATCTACACCTACAGTAATGCCTACGGAAACTATCATTCCCTCCACGGCAACACAGTCCCCCCCCACAGCGACACCACAACCAACTGTAGCTCCCACACAACCACCACCCACAGTAGCTCCCACGCAGCCACCGCCGACTGCGGCTCCCACACAACCGCCTGCGGCCCCTGGAAAAGTAGAAATCGGATATATCTTCTACGATGGCGTCGTCACGCGAGTAGAAAGCGACGAGTATGCCGTAATCAGGAATACAGGTGGCTCTCCTGTGAACCTAGCCGGTTGGAGGCTCAATGCTGGCGATCCTGGACAGGACTTTATCTTCCCTGGATTTGAATTACAACCCGGTGCTGAGGTTCGCGTCTACACAAATGAATCACACCCTGAGAGTGGCGGCTTCAGCTTTGGTAGTGGACAAGCTATATGGGCTAACAGTGGTGACTGTGGATACTTATTCGACAATACTGGCGCGCAAGTATCTCAATATTGCTATTAGCAATGAAGTACCGTGCCCCTGCTGCTTAGCGCAGGGGCACGTTGGTGGTAGTGAGTGCCCCCTTTGCGAGAGACTTAAGCACGTGCCAATCGAAGTAGCCGAACGCTTCTTAGAAGTCGCGCAGAAACGTCTCCCAAGCGGTAGGGACTGAGTTTAGTGCGAATTTGCACGCAAATTTTCGGCAACTAGAAACGCGGAAATTGTCGCCAAAGCCACGATGCAAAGGTTTTTATATTGCGCCCTGTGCGTTTTGCGTGATGCGCAAGAGAAACGCTTTTTTAGCGCGATTGAGAGCACTCAATTGCGCTTATGAACACACATTTTTCAGGAGAAAAAACTATGGATAACTTTTTAATACAGGCTATCTTTAATGTCGTCACAGAGCGGGTTGTTACCTATTCCCTTGACCGTCATCGTATCTCAGGTGACGAATTATCATTACTAGGCGAATGGGTAGACCGTGCCGTTGACATTGCGAGGCGCAGAGACGATATGCCTGATTCTGAATACGCACCAATAGCACAACAAGGAGAATTGCTCTGCAAATGGATTGTAGAACTGCGCCATATAGAAAAAAGCTAGTCTCATTTTTTAACTAATTTTATAACAAGGAGTAGAAATGACAGAGTGGGTAATTAAATTAAGGACTGAACCGGAACCTCTTCCTCAGCCATACGCTTCCTTTATATACAGGAATTAACAGACGTTTTTCAACGCGCTTAAAGAGGATGAAAACGCCTCCATACGCGCGTAATCGTATGTAAAACGTCTGTTAATACCCATTATCAGTTGTTATCATGGTCAAACCCCAGTTTTTCAAACAATGCCACCGTCTCCGCAACCGGACGCCAGCCACGAAAGCCTTGGCACGCCTGCTTGAGGAAGCCTAGCTGCGCTTCGGATAACGCGACTTCGGCCACGTCGCCCGCGTGCGCGCTATCCAGCACCATAGCCCCGTTACCTAATTCTTGATAGCCAAGCGCCTTACGCTCGGCATCCGAGAAATCCAGCCACCCGCGCACCTCAAGCGCCGTGTACACCCCGGCGACATTCAGGTCGCGGAGACCGCCAATCACCGCCAGCAACTGCATCCGTTCCCACGCCGTGAGCTTCATACTACGCCCCCGACTTTAGCCGCGTCAGGATGTCGGAGAAGTCTGCCGCCACCGGCTCACCATTGGACAAAACCGCCTGTACCTGCGTCAACATATTCAAGCCATTGAACACATCCGCACTTCCTAGCGGCCCCTTAAGCGCTCCCGCGTCGTCATCGGTAAAGGCGTTAGATTGCCCTTGCCCATACCCCATGGCGTTGATGTATGTCAGCACTGCCGCAATCTCCGCCAGTTGATCCACTATAGCCTGC